CCTGTGCTTTGGCTTGAGCAATCTGCCCATCTGCCTGCACTCGCATCTGGTCGGCTTGCGCCGTGGCTTGCATCCGCATTTGTTCCGTTTGGGCTTGCGCTTGCAGTTTCATCATCTCAGGATCAGGAGGTGGTGGAGTGGGATTTGCCGCCATTTGTTGCTGTTTCATCTGCAATTCTTGCATTGCTTGGTCAATCGTACCCTCAATTGGTGCGGCTTTCTTGTATGCGCCAACGCCAAACTTAACCAATTCAATGAGCATCGGCACTAACTCTGGCGCTTGTTGACCCATTGGTAACGCTTGCGTCAAGAACCCGCCCATTGCTTGCAAGAACTCAACTCGATCACGTTTGTTTTGTTGCTCGTCAATTTGCACCAGGCTATCTGAATCGACTTGGATGCGGAATGAGCGTAGCGGCTTGTCTTGGATTAACTGTAAAGCCTGTGGAATTAACGCTTGATCTGCCGGCTGCATGGCTTGAGCCGCTGCGTACTGGAGGATCGTGCTTGGCTGAAACTTAGTGCAAATAACTTGGGCTTTTAACTGGAATAGCTCACTCGCAAACAGGGCAACATCTTCTTGCATCGAGCGCAAGCGCAGTCCTGCATACTGACCCTTAATCTGTTGTGCCGTAGCGGTTTCACTAGCTGCTGTCTGTCCCCGAACAATGTCACTAATACCTGTGATTTCATAGATTTGGTTTTTGATTTCATCTCTTGCCCGATAACATTGCAACAGAGCATTTGAAAGGGTATCCAACGGCAGCAAGTCAATTGACCCTTTTAAGCCGCCTTTCTCAGAGAACGCCATCCACTTATCAACAGGGATTAGTGTGTTGTTATCGCCTTCCGTCAAAAGACGCTGCAAGGTAGGTTGTGATGCGTCATAAACCCCACGCACACGCAATGCTTTCACTAACCCATCAATGCGGTCAGTCAGAATGTCTAGTTCTGTCGCTTGATCTTGATAAAGCACGAAATCAGGCACAGGAACAAGCGTGTCGCTTGTCATCGTGGCGTACAAAGGTTTGGCACACGGAAAGAAGTTCTCAAGCTCTAGCGGATCATCACGCTCGTCCAGTATGTCTGGGCAGCTCTTACTAATCCAAAACACTTTGCCGCTTTCTTTGTCCCAAATCTCGCAAATCTTGGCTCGTGTGAAATCTTTTGATTGGGTTGAATACTGTTTATTTGTTTCCGGCCCTGCATCCAAAGGTATCTTTTTAGCCATTTCCTCGCCAAATCGTTCAGCAAGGCTTTCTTTTGTCATGTATACCCAACGCCAAACGCTTGTGACTTCTTCCCATGTACGGGCAACGGAATGACCAAAGTCTTTCCAATGCACATAGTCGGTAGGCGCACACTCGTACTCGATTTCCTCTTGGGGTTCGGCTTCCTCGCCCATAGCGCCATCAACGCCAGGCATCGCAGTCTTGACCTGTTGACCGCCACGCTCGTCAGGCTCGTCAACGTCCTCAGTTACTTGATAGCCATCTTCAGGTTCATCTTGCGCCCGAACGTGCGGCTCGTACCGAACCCATGCCACGCCTCGACCACCCAAGAACCTATCCTCAACTGCGTGTTTCATAGTCGATCTGAAATCGGTGTAATGCTCGATCTCAAAGTCCAAGGCACGTTCAATTAATTGACTGGCAACACGGGCAACTGGATCGTTATCCCCAAAGCGTCTAGCAACGTCTGCCTTTGGCAATCGAGCGTATACGGCAGGGATCAACGTCTGTACGTTAGACCACAAAATGTTAAATTTAGCGGTTTCGTTTGTGTTCTGATTGCGGTTGTCATCACGGTAACGCTTAACAATCTTAGTGGTGCGACCTTCCCACTTTTTAAATTCATTGTCGTATTGGCTGATCGTATTCAGCCACTTTTGAACGCCAGTCAATGCTTCCATCTTAGTATCTCGCAAAAATTACGTCACGGTTAACCCGCCCGACAATCTCATAGCCCCAGCCTTGGAGTAGGTTGATTGTGTCCTCGTCGGTGTATCCGTAACGACTGCCCAAGCCTTTTAGCTCAAGAGTGATAACCGGATACGTCTTTTTAATGGTTTTCTCAGCCCCAAGCAAAGCTAAATGCTCGTAGCCTTCAATGTCTAACTGGATAAAATCGCAGTTATCTACGAAAAACGAATCAATAGTAAGCACCAGAACGTCATTGCCGGCCTTTAACTGGTGCGCCCCAATGTTCTCAGGGTATGGGTGATCGACTGCCGCTGTGCCTTTTTTGTCACCAAATGCAGCCCAATGATGCTCAATATTGGCGTGGCCTGCAACGTTTAGCAGCAACGCTTGGTAATTGATTAGATCAGGCTCGACTGTAATGACACGTTCAAATTGCCCCGCCATCGTAGCGGGATAAACACCGATATTGCCACCGGCCTGAATGACTGTCCGAAACTGGTTCATGTGGGTATAGCTCACATTCAAGTCTGGTAGCTCGACCAAGAGTGCGTTAATGCAACACTCGTCTATGTCAGGAACTTGCCAGCCTTCAACCAATTTCATACGGTATCCTTGTTTGTTCCCACGGTCTAGGTTTGCCGTGGAATATTACAACTTTGGCATCGTCTAATCCTTTGGGTAGCACATCAGCCTTAAAGCTCACAATTCCATCTGCAATGTCCTGCCAGTACGTCACTTTGTCCCGCATATGGTGTTCAATATAGCTTTGATCGCCACCGGCTGCATACATTTGTAATTCAGCAAACTTGTCGTACAAATTAACGTATTTAGACCAATACATCATGCTACTTTGCATTGCTTTTGGGTTGTACTGACCACGATAAACGTCACGCATAATCACAAAATCATGCTGCTTTGCCGCCTCAATCATTGCCGTACAATCACCAGTTAGCACCGTGTCGAGATCAAAGTACAGCGCACTTGGTAGCCGAAACAACTCCATCTTTGCCCACCAACCAACCCAATCATGCAGCAAAGGGATGGTTTTGCACTCTAGCTCAACGTCCGACAAGCACACAAATTCATGCGGTGGCAGATACTGAGCGCACATCTTTTGCAAAGCATAAACGTGTTCAGGTTTAAAATCACCGCCTGAACGCAATACGCTTGCTACGATCATGTAAAGATGCCTGTTGCCATTACTGACGATCCTGCGCCAGTTGTAACTTTCCAAGCACCAGTCGCTGAGATTGCTTCGATGGCAATTGAATAAACGCCAACTGGTGTCACAGCAGGCACAATTACAATTGACGTTGATCCATCAATTAAAGTCACGGTGCTGGTTGCTGCGGTTGTTACGTTTACGATCAGCTTATGAACATAATCACCTAATGCACCTGAGCTACCTAAAACTTGCGCTGTAGCACTAGGCGCAACGGTTTCGTATTGAAACTCATACGGAAGTTGTACACCACTCATAATCTTCTACTCCTAACGGTTGTGTGGGTTGCCCACATATCATTCAAAGTTACTGTGTTCTCTGGCCCAACCATCAGCGGTTTCTCAACGTCTGGTGGCTTAACTTTTGGCTCTAGCCTCCAAGCAATCGCCAACATCCGAAATGCGTCTGCTGGGTGGCTTGTCCAATCATGCCTAGGCGTTTGCCTAAACGCTTTCTTGTCCTCGTCGTATTCCCGCTGATATTGCCTTAGTGCCTCTAACCCATCATGCGTTCGTTCAGCATCAAACCAACACATTGGCAGCATTTGACGCACCGCCTGAATCCCGTCTTGCACCGACAAGTCAGGCACGATAGCCATGTTGTTGATGCCTAGATACTCACTCAATTGCTCAATAACTGACTTACCCGCTGCTGCTAATGTTTTAGCCCTTGCATCGTGCGGTAGGTAATGTTTTCCGTATTTATACGGCTTTTCTACGACTATTTTAGCTATTTCTGCGATATTTGCACCAGATATTGCAAAATAATCTATTACATGAATTTCGTTGCGTACAACCTGATACCACCAAATTGCCGTGTCATCACGATAACCTAAGTCCCAAGCCGTGTGCGTAGGTAGGTGCGGATCGTAATCAACACGCCTTACTTGACCGGCTTCTGTGATTCTTCGTATTTCCTCGCCAAAGTAAGCCCCGAGAATACTTGCCTCAAAACTACATTGATACTCTTGCAAAAATTGATCTTCAGAAATCTGTGCGGCAGCAGCTTTAAGCTCTGATTCTGGCAACAAACCAGAGTCACTAGCTTTTAGTACAAGGTGAAACCACTCGTCAGGCGTTCGCCGTGCTGTTTCAAATATGTCCCAAAACTGATTTTTACCTTTTGGCGTTCCCGCAAAGACAGCCCAACCCTGCGTTGAACTGAGAGTCGGTCTTATGACATTACCCCAAACGCTAGGCTTAAAGTCACCATATTCATCCATAAATACGCCATCAAACCCCAAACCACGCATAGCATCGGCGTTGTCAGCGCCAAACAAGCGAATCTTGCCGCCAGTTACAAGTTCAACCGTTAATTCAGCTTCATTGCTCGATGCAAGAACTGGTCGAGCAAAGTATTTGACGTAATCCCACGCCACAGATTTAGCCTGGCTGCGGAATGGGGAAATGTAAGCAAATAAGGGATTGGGGCTTTTGCACATAAGTGCCGCCCTGATAATGTCGTTTATAGCCGCCACAGTCTTGCCAGCCCGTCGATGAGCAACAAGACACGCCCAACGCTCTGATCTGTCGTGAAATGGCCTGAACGCTGATCGTGGCGAATACGGTAAAGTTACTTCCCGTCTTGCCACTTGACCACCATTTCAATCGGGCCATCATTAGCGCCAGTATGTTCGGTTCGTGCAAGTTTAGGAACGTGGTACTCAGCGACTGACATAAAGCAATCAAACGCTGTCTTTGGCCCGTACCGTTCATCCAAGGCAATGTCCTCAAGCCACTTTTGCAAGAGGTGGGCATTACCATCAACAAACGCTGCAATCGCCTCTCTAGCCTTCGCTGTGGACTTATTAGGCGTACCTACGGCTCGACCACCTACCCTTGATCTAGTTTTAGCTACTTTAGCTTGCTGCATATCTTTCTCAATTGTCTTAGATTTAGATACTTTAAGTTTAGCTTACTTATTGCGTTCGCTGATATTCTTAGCTTTTGCCCTTGCATCTTCTTTGCTTGATGCGCCCCATGCTTTTAAGGCTAACGCTAATCTAGTCGGTTTCCCATCTTTTTCCATTGGCCCTGGCATATTACCCATGCGTGCGAGAAAACTGGCTCTGCGTGGGTTATCGCCTGACTTGACTGGTGGCTTGAGGTTCATGCCCTCTGCTTTGGCACTCGCTCGACCCTTGGCATTTAGACCGCCAGCAGGGTTTTGTCCTTCTTTGCGTTGCCAAGCCGCTGTCATTTCTTATTGTCCTTGGCAGTCTTGGCTGATTCTTTAAAGTCTTTAGCCGTAGGTGCGCCTGGATCGCCTGGCTTTCTCATGTGTTCGCCTGACCCTGCTTTGATGCGTTCTTGTTTGGCAAGAATATTGGCATAAAGTCCAGGCTTATTCATTTGAACGCCTTTAGCTTGTAAAGAGTTGAGTCGATTAAGTCAGCAATCTCGTCCACAATGTTCTGTAATTCTGAATCTTTGGGCAGTTCGTCACGAATGTCTTTAACAAACGCTTTTACGCCTGTGATGTATTTGACGGGATCGGTGGCTAAATGAAAGTCTTTGGGGTAATTCTTGATGATTGAGTAAGCGCCTTGATATGCCTCTGCCCACTTATCGACTAACTCAATGATCGTGTCGTAGTATTCGTTCAGCGCAACGTGCTTGGCGTAACTGTCGGTTTGCAAGTGCATAAAGTGTGCATTTGTTCCGCTGTGGAACAAGGTAGACACGAAAACGGCAGGATAGTCCATAGTGACCTCATAGGGTGGCTATCACAATTGTACAACCGCCGCCCAATTTAATCACCCCCCTTGCAATTT